AATCTAACTCTTCCATAGTCATTTGCCACAATCCTCTATGCCAGGTTCGAATTTTGTTGGCACTTCAATTCGTGGCCCACGATATATGGCAGTAGTTCCATGACTCCCTGCACCTTCGCCAGCCACCCAATGGTCATAGGGTTGTTTCTTACGGATACCTAAATCCCCCAGCCCACCTGGATAAGACGATATTGCAGTTGCATCACGCAATTTAACCAGTAAGCCAATAACTTGATCTAAGATAGCTACTTCCATGTCGTTTTGTTTTTTCCAGTCTTCGAAGTTCATTTGAATCTGTCCCAGTAATACTTAGGCCAGCCACAACGACAAACCCATTTGCCAAATAACTTATTTGAAAACAACTTATAAAACAGGCCAAATAAAATTCTTTTGCCACAATGGTTACAGACCATCGGTTTTTCAAAAACTATCATTTTTCCATCCTTTGTAAAAACAACGGAGTAGATTCTCCTACCCACGCGCCAGCAATATTAAATTGGTAAAACTCATAAGCTTCATCCTCATCCATCCCGTCTCTAGTCATCAGAATAGATATCACCTTATCAAGGTCATAACAAACAGCCTGTACTCCAATCCTCTCTACTACGCCAAGGATAGCTTCATCAAAGCCATCAGCCTTAAGTAGGTCTGGGTACTCGTCAGAAATTTTCATATATTTTTTTCCTCATTTTGTTCTAAATTGTTAATGGGGGTGTTTTCTATAGATTCTTTACTGTTACTCTGTGGATTTTTTATACCCCCTACCCCCTCTGAATCATCTTTAAATGAATGCGGGTTTACCCCTATGGACACGGAAGTACTTGATTCTAAAGGATTTGTCACTATAACAGGTGTTATAGTGAGATTTGAAGAAATGGGTACGGAATCGGATTGATTGTGTGGAATAGTATGCATAGCCCCAACCTCGGAATCACTAAAAAATGGGTGGGTAGGGGTGTGTGGGGTCGCGGTTTCTGCGATTGTTGGCGGGTCGGCCTCGATTGTTTGCGCGTCTTCTAGCTCTATCAGTAGGGATTGCGCCTTGCGCTTGGCTATATCGTTGATAGATCGCGAGCTTTGGAAGGCCACGCGTAGAGAATCCAAGAGCTTGCCCTTCAGATCAATAGAAGAGTGCAAGTGGATATGCTCCTTACGCTCTGAGAAGAGTTGGACATCGTTTAGCTTGCCGATTAACTCTAAGGCCTTGAGTTGTGCTGAGTGTTTAGCATCTGCGCTTGTGGCTATCTCTACCAGCTTTTGTATAGTGAGGGTTCTTAATTGTTCGGGTAAAAGATATTCCCGAGCACTATTAGCCAAGGTAAAGGCCTCGATCATCTGCGCTATTTTTGGGTTCTTGCTTAACATATGGGCTTGGTGGCCTTGGTATTGTTTCTTGGCCTTGGTGTTATAGGTAGTTCTATAAGCCTCGGCCTTGGGTAAACCATCGGCAACCTTGCGAGCGAAGGCCTTTTGCTTTGAGGTGAGATTAACCTTGGCAGGATTACCCGCACCTAAGAGTATTTGCTCTATCGGGGTTTGCTTTAGGCCTTCTTTGATCTGAGCGCGGGTAAGTTTAATCGGTTTAGTCATAGGGTATAAGTTAAGTATTCCACGAAGTTTAGGACATTCTAAAGAATAGCGCAATAGTGAGGGTTATATCCCCTTGTATTAGATAAGCCTTTAGACTGTTTCCCTTCGGGATTGCTTGCCCGCTTTTAGCCCTTGCCCGCGCCATTGATACCCTGATATCTAAGGGTAAACCATTAAGGGTATGTCATAAGTAAATAAATGATTAAAACGCTTGACAAGCAAGTATATAAGCCTAAAATCACGCATATAGTAGGTGACTAATTAGCTTTATACCTACTATGATTATTAACCGCAAACCCTTTAGATATAAGGATTAGAGCATGGATTTAATAACTTTAAAACGCTATACAAAAAAAGCCTGTAAGCAAATTGATAAAAGCGCAAATAGTGAAGTAATGGATTATGCGCTTATCTCTAAGCGCATGACGGGTAGCATTCGTTCACTACAAAAAATTAACGCTAAAGAGCCTTATAACTCGCTCTCTTCTGTTGGGAACATTATTAAAAAGTGGGGGAAATTATGAAATTAAACTACAAGGCCTTTTGCTTTTCCTGTAAGCAAGGGGAGCAAGATAATATCCCCGCACAATGGTTTATAGCTGGTCACAATGGCGAAAAGCCTTTTCGCGGGTATGTATGTGGTGATCATTACGAAATGATGGCCGATGACTGCAATATCACTACCGCAAAATGGATTGATATTGACGCTATCACAAGTTATTACACCGCTTATAGAAATTTTGACCACATGATACGCGCCTATATCGGGACACCTTATACCCCAACTTTAAGGCCTGAGGTAGAGCCTGATTTAGCCATATTAAAGCGCGCATTTAATGACCGCATGGCAGAACTAGGACAAGAAAACCGCGCATAGAGCCACCTTTAAACCCTTTACGAGGGTTTAGGGATTGCCTCTAGGTAATCATTTAATCAACTGCTAGGAGCTTAAATTATGTCCATATATCAAAGTAATGGTTTTACTAATCGCAAAGAGTATTTGCTTGACCTTGCCGATAACTTCGGGATTGCGTCACGCGATGTATTTGCCCTCGCTGATCTACTAGGTGATACAGAAGATTTTGACGGCCTTGTATCAACCCTTGAAGACTACGAGTTCTTTAACCCTTTTGAAGAGTAAGAGAGGATAGGCCGAGAAATCGGCCTACTTAAAAATGAATACAACCGCCATCGTAGAAGTTCGCGAAGTTTACGGAAATAAGACGATTTACCCTGTAAACGATACCGCGCTATATCTTGCCCGAATCGCGGGGACTAAGACGCTTACAGAGCCGACTATCCGCCATGCCAAGGGACTGGGCTTTACTTTTGAAATTAAACAAACCGCAACCATATAAAAGGCCTTTTATGTTTCCAAAATTCGATTTTCTTTTTAATATCGCGCTTGTTTGCGCTTTTGCTTATCTTGGCCTAGTCATAGGGAACGCTCTATTTCACTTCACAATTATTTTATTAGGACTGTAAATCATGGAAAACAACGATTTGGCCTCACTCATTCAAGAAACGGGTTTTGCGTCACTTTATGACAATAAGTCGAGCTATGCAAAAAACAACGCTCAATTAAATCTAGAGGGTCGCTCTCACTTCGCAACTGATAGCGCGCTTAGATTTTTTGGAGCGCGTATCAATAGCGCGCACCACACCGCGAGCGGGTTATTGTTTTTTATTGTTGAGAGTAGCTTTTTAGATATGCAAAAGATTAAGCGCGGGTTTCGGTTTCACTTATTCGACATTTTCGGCCAAGAACTAGGCAACCAAGAACTAGATCAGGCCGTTAAGACAAGCGAGCAAGCGAGAAAAGCGGGTTATCAATTTATAGATAATTTTGACCTTCCTAAGCATTACGCGCAGAAATTGGAAGATATTGCGCGCAGAGCAAAACGCAAGGCGAGCGAGGCGCAAGCAATAGCCCAACAGATTACAGAAAGCGAGGCCGTAGCATGAAAACCGAAGACCTAACCCTATCAATAACTCACAACGGCTATGCCCTGATTTATCAGGGTTTGCCATTGTGCAACGATAAGCAAACACTAGACGAGATATTCCTAGTCGCGAAAATGTATAAGTGCGATCTACCCGCTATCGCGTGGGACGGAATGCGCGGGACTTGGGTAACAACTTTAGACAATATTCCATTAAACGAGGCTATCGCATGAGAACCTATCTAATTGATTGCTTACAGGGGACAGGCTTTTGCTCATGGTCTTATGACAACCCGCCAACACGCGCCCAAATACTAGCGCATTTTAATTGTTTACGGGAAACCGAAGGAATGCAATTCCCTAGAAAAATGCTTAATTTGCGCTTTATCTCTGAATTTTGGGAAGTAAGCATAAACCCAACTACCCAACACGAGGCCACTTAATGAGCCTATTACAAGAAATGCAACAGCATGGCCTTGCATATTGCCCTTTTAATCACGCCCTCTTAGCCGTAGATCAAGGCCTTAAAGAGGGTATTTTCAAGCAATACTACATAGAGAAGGGTTCGATCATTGTTGAATCAGATCAAG